CCCTTCTCGCTATGCGTGCAGGGTTGTGGATATGTGGATAACCCTGTGGAAAACCGGTTTCTGTGGACAAGTCTGTGGAAAACGTCATCGTCAAATTTGGCCGGGTTGTGGAAAACTCGGCCTGTGGAAAACCCCCTGTGGACAACCAAAACGACTCGAGGTCGACCCCATGCCCCCTGGTTCCAAACCCCAACCGGTCGGAAAATCCGACCAACGAGAAACAGTCTTCAAATGGCAGCTAGCCGAGACTGAAGGCTGGCAACACGGCAAAATCCCAGCGCCCGCCGCCACCCTCTCCGAGCATGGAAAGCGCGCGTGGAAGACATGGATGAACGCCTGGTGGGCAAGCTTCTACTCAGCCGAGGATCTGCCAGGACTCCAGCTGCTCGTCATGCTCTACGACAAAGTCATGCTCGAGGAGATCGACGTGACAAAGATTCTTCCGTTGCTGGATCGTTATGGCATCACCCCGAAGGGTCGCCAAGACCTACGATGGGCGCAGCTGCCAGTGAAGGCAGAAGCCTCTACCCCGACTTCCGAAGTCCAGGATGAGATTGCCGAACGTCGACAGACTCGCCGATCCAAACTGGCGTAGGACATCCATGCCGCTCACTCGCCTCACCGCTCCGACAGACTGGCCGACTCTTGGCTGGCAGGTCATCGACTGGACAGAGAAATATCTTTGCCACGGCCCAGGAGACATCCAAGGTGAAGAACTCGTCTGGGATGAGGAGTTCTGCCAAATCATCCTCGACTGTTATCGCCTCTTCCCAAAAGGCCATGAGAACGAGGGACGCCGTGTGGTGTCGTATTTCGGTATCTCTATGCCGAAAGGTAGGGCAAAGTCAGAGTTTGCCGGCGCTATTACCTGTGCTGAACTCCTCGGCCCTGTCCGCTTCGACGGCTGGGACGCCAACGGAGAGCCGGTAGGAAAACCTGTCACATATCCGTTCATTCGTCCGTTAGCCACGGAAGAGAACCAAACCGGCAACACCTACGGCAACGTCCAAGCCATGCTGGAACACGCGCGCGACCAGTTCCCCTCCGAGTGGGGTTTCTCGCAGCTTGACATCGGATCCACCCGAACCCTTATCGGCAAGGGTGGCCGTTTGGGTGAGGTTCGGCCTTCAACTGCTGGCGCTGCCTCGAAGGATGGCGGCAAAGAAACCTTCGCAGTGGTCGACGAACCGCATCTCTACTATCTGCCGGAGTTGCGGCAAATGCACGCCATGGTCCGACGAAACACTCGGAAGCGGAAGATTGCTCAGCCGTGGATGTTGGCGACGACCACGATGTTTCAACCTGGTCAGCATTCGGTGGCGGAGGATCTTTATGACGAGGCCGAGAAGCTCATGGAACGTCAGGACCGCTCTTTCAGTTTCTGCTGGCATCACCGAGAAGGTTCAATCTCGGAATCCTCCTGGGACGATGACGCCGCCCAACTCGCCTCACTGAAGGAGGCGTATGGACCGGCAGGGGAGTGGATGGATCTGCCAGGAATGATCGAACACGAGATCCGAGCGCCAGGATCAGTCAAAGCGGAAAACGCCCGCTACTTCCACAACCTTCGATGGAAGGGCGAACAGCGTGCCATCGACCCCGACAAGTGGGATTTGCTGGCAGCTCCTCAATTCAACCCCGAAGGCGGAGAAATCATTGCCATCGGCTTTGACGGCTCCGACCGTGGCGAAAACGCCGACGACACTGTCCTCGTCGGCTGGGTACTCACCGACAAACCCCACCTGTTCCTCATCGACGCTTGGAAACGTCCCGAGTTCGCCGGCCGTGACTATCGGGTCCCTCGAGAAGAGATCCGAGAGAAAGTGTCCGAACTCAAAGAGACGTTCGAAGTTCGCCGGTTCGCCTGTGACCCTCCCGGCTGGCGTGAAGAAATCGAGTCTTGGGACAAAGAGTTCGGCGAAGCATTTGGAGAACCCATTGTCGTCGAAGTGTTGACCAACCGTCCGACGAGGATGGGACCGGCAATCGACCGCTTCCTCGAGGCCATCGACGAGGGATCTTTCACCCATGATGGTTCGCCCGAATTGCGCGAGTATGCGTTGAATGCTTTGTTGACAAAATCAAAAGGCCGATCCGATCTCCCGGCAATCGTGAAACCTACGATTGACTCAAAGATCGACGGATTGGTCGCCGCCATTCTCTCCTACGATGAGGTAGCCCGAATGACTCCCGAACAGCCAATCGCCCCGTTTGCGATCCTCGCATGAAAACCGCTTTTGCGTTTATCATTGCTGGACTAGTCCTGCTCACGGTAGGTCTAGCCCTCTCCCCTATTCCTTGGCTTGCGTTATGTGTGCCAGGCGTCGCCCTCATCGTGGCCGGCTTATTGAAGGACGTTGAATGAGACTTCTGGACAGACTACGCAGCGGCAACCCAGAGCAGCTCGAACGCTCCTACGCCAACGGCCTCACCTTCGAAGACGTCCTCGCCATGTTCTCCTTCAACGGGAACACCTACCAGGGCATCTCTTCCCCACTTCGAGCGCCAGGCAGCGCCGTCTCCGCCAACTTCTCCGGATATGTGCAGGGCGTCTACAACCAGTCCGGAGTCGTCGCAGCTGCTGTCACAGCGCGCGCGCTGCTCATGTCACAAATCCGTTTCCAGTGGCGTTCGCTGTTGACAGGGGAAACCGGTCGACTGTTCGGCAACACCGAACTTTCCGTCCTCGAGCGCCCTGGGGATCTCACCCGAGCGGAACTTCTCTACGCAGCGGAGCAGCACAACAGTCTCGCCGGAAACGCTTTCTTCTACCGCAATGGCGGCCAACTCCGCCTTCTCCGCCCCGACTGGGTGACTGTTGTCTACGGCTCTTATGAAAACGATGTGGACCCGACAGCACAGTTGGACGCGGAACTCGCCGGCTACTCCTACCAGCCCGGCGGTATCTCATCGCAAAACGCCCCCATCTTCCTCGCCCCATCACAGGTTGCACACTGGAAACCAGAACCCGACCCGATGTATTGGTGGCGTGGACAGTCCTGGATCGGTTCGGTTCTCTCCGAAATCACCACCGACCGGCAAGCCACCGAATTCAAATCCAAGTTCTTCGCCAACGCCGCAACGCCTCAACTCATCGTCACCCTCGACCCGCACACCACCCAGCAGCAAGCCACCGACATCGCCGCTGTCATCAACCAACGCCACGAAGGCTCCGCCAACGCCTACAAAACCCTCGTCCTCGGTGGCGGCTCTGATGTCAAAGTTGCCGGATCAAACCTGCAACAACTCGACCTCAAAAACACTCAGGGTGTCGACGAAACCCGAATCGCCTTGCGCGCGCGAGTCCCAGCCACACTCCTCGGCATCTCCGAAGGCTTGGCCGGTTCGGCACTCAACGCCGGCAACTACTCCCAGACCCGTCGCATGTGGTCCGACGCCTGGTTCATGCCAACAGCCCAAAACCTTTGTGCATCCATGGAACGCATCTTGGCTCTGCCAGTCGGAACACCGGCCGAACTGTCTTTCGACCAATCCCAAATCATGTTCCTTCAGGAAGACCGCAAAGACGAAGCCGAAATCCGTGCCACACAAGCCTCTTCTATGCGCCAACTCGTCGAAGCCGGATTCGAACCGTCGACGGTAACCAAGTTCATCGCCACCGGAGACACCACAGTCCTCCAACACACAGGCGTCTTCTCTGTGCAGCTTCAAGCCCCAACAGAAGGACAGTCCGATGCCGTATGACGTCCTCAAAGGCGTCGAAGGCTGCTCCGGCTGGGCTGTCGTCAAGACAGAAGACGACGAGATCATGGGCTGCCACAGCACAAAAGCCGAGGCAGAGGATCAACTGACGGCTTTGAATATTGCCGAATATGGCGAAAACAGTTTGTACGGCAAGAAACCTCGACGTCCAAAACGATCAGAAGAGCCAAGAGCTGCCGACTCGTACCCTCCGACAGACGGAATGGTCGAAGAAGCCCAACGTGGCCTCGACTGGCGAAGCGAATTTGGCCGAGGCGGAACAGCCATCGGCATCGCACGCGCCCGAGACATCGTCAACCGCAAAGAACTCCCCATCAACACCTGGCGAAGAGTCAAAGCGTATTTCGACCGCCACGAAGTTGACAAAAAAGCGGAAGGATTCAGCCCAGGAGAAGACGGATTCCCCAGCAACGGCCGAATCGCATGGGCGCTTTGGGGTGGAGACGCCGGCTGGAGCAGAGCCAAAGCCATCATGGAAGACTTCAACAACGACGAAAGGTCCGTCATGGACGAAATCAGAGGCATCGACGGCATCTACCCCGTCACACCACTCCAAAATCATCTTTACGAGGTCCTCGAGGACACTGTCGACGTCTTCGGACAGTTCGAACAGGGAATCGGCGCGCAAGGCGCCCACTATGTCGGCCCTGAAGACAACCCGTTCGCCTCAGAAGGAATGGTTTGCTCCAACTGTGCATTCTATGAAGGACCGCGCGCGTGTGAAATAGTTTCAGGCGACATCGACCCCGCCGGAATCTGTAAATTCTGGGTCATCCCCGAATCTCTGCTCACAATCGAAACCCCGGCCGAACTCATCGTCGAGGAAGAACCCATGATGGAAATGGAATCAGCACGCGCCACCGAAACACGCTCCGATCTTTACCGAAACGTCCCCTTCGAGTTTCGAACAGCAGAAGACACAGGCGACGGCCTCACCCTCACCGGCTATGCAGCTGTCTTCAACCGTTCCACCATGATCGACAACTATGAAGGCCGATTCGAAGAACGAATCCGCCCAGGAGCTTTCAAACGCTCCATCAACGCCAAAATGCCGGTTCTCCAATTCGAACACGGCCGCCATCCCCTCCTCGGCTCCATGCCACTCGGACAAATCACAAAACTTCGCGAAGACGAACACGGTTTGTACGTCGAAGCACGCCTCGCCGACAACTGGCTCATCCAACCAGTTCGCGACGCCATCGCCTCCGGATCCATCGACGGAATGTCTTTCCGCTTCCAGGTAGTTCGAGACAGCGTCGACGAATCAGGCGATACGCCAGTCCGCACCCTCGAGGAAGTTAAACTCCTCGAACTCGGACCGGTAGTCTTTCCCGCCTACGCTGAAACCAGTGTTGGTGTGAGGTCTGCCGATCTGTCACCACTGTTCTCACTGCCCCAAGATGACCGCCAGGCCATCGCCAGGGCGCTTGTTCTCGGCACCCAACCCGAACCCGCCAGCAATGGCACTTCG